ATATACTTTCCAGGTATCGCCTAATGAGTAGTTTTTCGCAAGGTAGATATGCTTTAGCGATATCAGATAGATCTGGTCTTGCTTTTCCATATAATGAAATGGTTAGAGAATGGAATGGTGCGTTAGTGCACAACTCAGAGTATGAGCCTAAACAACCACAGCTACAACCTAAACCAACTAATGCAGATCCACAAGCTTTACAAAGAGCAAGACCTGCAAGAACAGAATTTCCAACAGAAGATTTTTTACCAAACAATCCAATCACTACTACAGCTACAAACACAACTTTAAAAATAGATTTTCCAAATGGCGATCTACAAGTTAATGATTTTGTTAGACTTAGAAATGTAAAGTCACCGGTAGGAGGAGTTCCAATTGTTACAGGTGCTTCGGGTCCTGCACTAGAATTATCTACAACTTTGGATACAGCTGCTGCACTTACTGATACAACAATTACTGTACAGACAGGAACACATTTTCCAACTACTGGTTTTCTTATGATTGAAAAAGTAAATACAGTTACAGGTTTATTTGAGAATGAAACAATAGAATATACCGGAAGAACTGGAGAAAATTTTACAGGTTGTACTAGAGGAACAAGTGCACCTTACAGAGGCGCTACACCACAACGTACAACAGCAGGAACTCATCCTATTGGAGCTAAAGTTTTTGGTGCTTATAAAGTAGATTCTTTAAACACAACACAAGTTAAAGGTACCGGTCAACCTGAATTTACAACTCAATTTGATGGTGTAAATGTTACATTAGCAAGTAATGCTACAAGCACAGAAACAGGGGGCGGTTTATTATGTACAATCGGACCCATTAATGATAGAGCTTAATTATGGCATATACATACGCAACACTGACAGCAGCAATTAGAGACTACACTGAAGTAGGTGACTCTGTTTTTACTCAAGCTATTATAGATGATTTTATTATGTCGGCCGAACATAGAATTAATATTGATTGTCCTATGGATTCCGATAGATTTGTAGATGAAGGAACAATGGCAGCTGATGTAAATAATATAAGAGTTCCCGGAGGAGCTTTATTTATAAGAGGTGTAGAAGTATTCAATGTAGCTAACTCTACTGAAGCAGGTACTTGGTTAGAGAAAAAAGATCAAACTTATTTAGCAGAATATATAGGAAGAGAAACAGGTCCAGAAGGGGATTTAACTGGTCAAGATGTTACTGGAAAACCTAAGTATTATGCTATGTTTGGTGGAGCAACGGGATTAACTGATACTACTTCGGGATCAATTTATTTAGCACCTACACCAGATGTTAATTATATATTTAGAATATACTATAACAAGCAAACAGAAGGGTTATCAGCAACCAATACAACAACTTATATAAGTCAATACTTTCCACAAGGTCTATTACATGCTTGCTTAGTCGAAGCATTTGGTTATTTAAAAGGTCCAATGGATATGTTGACATACTATGAAAATAGATATAAAACTGCAATACAACAGTTTGCAGGAATGCAACTGGGGAGAAGAAGACGAGACGATTACACTGACGGAACAGTTAGGATACAAGTCAAATCACCTTCACCGTAAATTAATTAGGAGATAAATTATGGCAATAACATCAGCAGTTTGTAATACTTTTAAAACAGAAGCTTTAAAAGCAGTACACAATTTTACAGCATCATCTGGAAACACATTTAATTTAGCATTGTACACAAGTTCAGCAACACTAAATAAATCAACTACGGCTTATACGACTTCAAATGAAGTAGCTAACGGAAATGGTTATACTACTAAAGGAATCGCACTTACAAGTGTTACTCCAGTTTTATCTACGGATACTGCTGTTTGTGATTTTGCAAATGTATCTTTTACATCAGCTTCATTTACAGCTAACGGTTGTTTGATTTTTAATGACACAGCATCAGGTGATCCTGCAGTTTGTGCCATTGCTTTTGGTGGAGATAAAACTGTAACAAGTGGGACTTTCACAATAGAATTTCCAGCAGCAGACGCATCAAACGCTATACTTAGAATAGCATAAGGAGTTACTCCTTATGGCTAATACTTGGAATCAATCCGGTACAACCTGGGGACAGAATACTTACGGTACGCAATCAGACGTTGACGTAACTCTTACTGGACTTTCAACTACATCATCAACTGGTTCACTTACAGTAGAAACAGGTCAAGGTTGGGGTTCCGATACATGGGGTTTTGAGAACTGGGGAGAGTCCTCTCTTGACGTATCATTAACAGGTTTATCAACAACATCCTCTATTGGTGCACTTTCAACTTCTGTAGAAGAACTAATTCCATTAACAGGACTTTCAACAACATCTGCACTAGGTTCACCCGTTGCAAGATCCGATCTTTCATTAATTCCAACAGGGCTATCAACTACATCATCTGTTGGTGCAGTTAACATTAACGAAACACATTTACTAACAGGTTTATCAACAACTTCTTCAGTAGGGGCACTAGCTCCACGAACAGATGTCTCACTAACTTTAACTGGACAACCACTTGCAACTTCTCTTAACAGTTTAATTATTTTTGCTGGAAGTAATTTAACACCAGCAGGAGTTAATGCAACTTCTGCTGTAGGTTCACTTTCAACTGCTGTAGAAAATTTCATTCCACTAACAGGAGTTTCAACAACTTCTTCTGTTGGATCTGTTAATATCAATGAAGCACATATTTTAACCGGAGTATCAGCTACATCTTCAGTAGGTTCGATTGCATTGGATGCACAAACAGTAGGATTAGTTGGACAAGGATTACTATTATCTCAATTTGGAACACTATCTCCTACAATAGATGTTTCATTAACTTTAACCGGTCTTTCAACAACTTCATCTGTAGGTTCTATCTCACCTGCTCTAACTGAGATAATTGCATTAACTGGAGTATCAGCTACATCTTCAGTAGGTTCAATTGACATTGGATTAACAGTATTTCCAACTGGAGTGTCAGCTACATCTTCAGTAGGTTCACTTATCGTTGAATTAGGGGTACCTTTAACAGGAGTTTCTGCTACGTCTGCAGTAGGTTCTATCACGACCGGTATTGCGGAAATAATTCCATTAACAGGAGTAGAAGCAGCAACTAGTGTGGGTAGTGTAGGAACTCTTGGATATAAACATATTACTGCAACACAAAGTGCTAATTATACAACTGTAACTCATGCTTAAAAACCGTTGACTTTATGAATATAAGTAATATAAATTAAACATCTAATTAGGAGAACAAAATTATGGCATCCACTTATACAAACCTTGGTGTAGAGCTAATGGCAACCGGCGAAAATGCTGGTACTTGGGGAACAAAAACTAACGCTAACTTAAATCTTGCAGAACAATTATTGGGTGGATTTAAAATTCAAACTTTAAATGCGGCAGGTTCAGGAGCTAACACTACAGCATTAGCTATAGATGATGGCGCGTTAACAGGTGCTGCTCAAAACAGAGTTATTATTCTTGGTGCAGTTTCACCAGAAGCAATTACAGGAAACAAAATTGTAACATTTCCTCTTCTTACAGAAACTTTTTATTTTATTAAAAACAGTACATCAGGTGCATACACAGTACAATTAAAAGCAGTATCAGGTTCAGGAGCAACAGTTACTTTTTCAGCAACTGACAAAGGGTATAAAGCGGTATACCTCGATGGTGTTGCAACTAACACTGGGGTTATTGAAATACCTTTATCTCCAGCAGATGGTGTTACACTTACAGGAACACAAACTTTAACAAACAAAACTTTAACGTCTCCTGTAATCTCAACTATTGTATCTGTATCAAATGGAGATGTAGAATTAGCCCCTAATGGTACTGGTCACGCAGTTGTTAAAGGTAATACTAATCCAGGTATTATTCAATTGAACTGTGAGTCTAATTCACATGGCCAACAAATAAAATCACAACCCCATTCAACAAATACAACTAACGTTATGTTGTTACCGGAAGGTGCTGATTCAACTTTAGTATCTCGTGTTTCAACAGATACTTTAACAAACAAAACAATCAACGCTTCGCAATTAGTTGATGCAACAGTATCTATTGCTAAATTAGCTAATGGTACAGATGGAAATTTAATTTCTTATGATGCTAACGGTGCAGCAGTTGCAGTAGCAACAGGTAATGCAGGACAGATTTTGACTTCAGCAGGTTCTGGAGCCCCGCCTACTTTTGCAGATGCAGCAGCAGGTGGAACAGATTGGCAAGCAGTTAAAACAAGTAATTATACAGCAGTAGCTGGTCAAGGTATTTTTGCAAATACAGCAGGTGGAGCTTTTACAGTAACACTTCCAAGTTCACCATCAATTGGTGATGAAGTAACTATTGTTGATTATGGAGGAACTTTTGATACAGCTAATCTTACAGTTGGCCGTAATAGTCAACCCATACAAGGTTCAGCAGCAGATTTAACAGTAGCAACAGAAAGAGCCGGCTTTACGTTAGCATACACAGATGGAACTCAAGGTTGGCTTCTAAAAAATAATTAAGGAGTTAAATGAGTATATTTAGAACTATTAGAGGAATGGCAATCAGGTCTTACGCAGGTGA